AAAACCCCGAAACTCGAGGCAAAACTCCGCATTAAACATGACCTTTTATACTACTTAGAATCGAACTGTAGGTCCCCCCGTATAAAGGACCGTATCGAAATCATCCCCCGCAGCTACATAGATCGACATAGAAAATATGTCGGAACTATTCCGCAGTTGAAGAAGTCTAACAGTTGCACATTGATATGAATCAGAAGGTGGTGAAGCCAACGAAGGTACATCTGTCGTTCGAAACTTAACATTATCATAGAAGGGAGTGGCCCATTCTAACATAGGTTGTACACATATACTAGAAAGTTCCATCCCTGTTGCGCCCCCAGCACCCGTACGGAACCCCAATGCAGATGTGGTTATAGGTAGTACGAAGGGCGTATCATCTGAGCGCAAAACGTGAGCAGGCATATTGGATCCATTCTCTGATGCCAACATGACCTTATACCGGGTACTCCCCCTGTAACCAGCATAACCTGTACACACGTATGTACTCAAAGGTGTGACACCCGAAACAGATGGTATAGAGCCTGACGTGAGGTCTGTACCATCATAACCGGGTGGCAACATCGGTGGGAGAACGTAAGCCGCTGTCGCAGTAGTTGTCCCTGCTTGAGCATTATAGTAATCAAGATAGTGACAATAACGCTTCAATAATGGTCTAAAAGAATCAATTCGCTCACCGAAATAGACGAGGTTCTTTGCATCAGCAACTCTAGTATCTGGTGACCCTGACATATAACAATCCGCAGACAAATAAGGTTCAGGATCTAATATATTAGAAGCTGCTTGTGGCCATAAATGTATATCTGTGAAATTCTTGCCGGGCTGGGCAAATGCTAGATCAGAACCACCCCTAGAAAAGAGGTGCACATCCACAGACACATTAGCAGGTGACACTAGATTATTGACAACCGAGACCTGAAGAGTACCATTAAAAAGAGATGAATTGTAAACAATATTACCTCTAGGTACTGAACCAAGCGTATTGGAGGTTAGACGCTTGTAGGCCTCTTGCTGAGCCCACCCAACGCCAAATTTAAAAACTTTGGTCTCTCCAAGATCAACTACCGCTAAGTTATGAACACCAAAAGGAGGTACCTGAAAGGAGACACCATCTGGGACGTAACTTAAAACTAGACGACCTGAATTGTACTTGGATGCCGCAATAACAATCATGAACTCCATAGAACCTGTCCAGTAGTCAAAAGCACTACTGACAAAACCAGTTGAACTTAAGCCTTCCAAGTTATTCACGTAGGGATAGACAGGGGCCTGGAAGATAACTGTATTCTGAACATCACTAGGGTTCCAAACTGCTGTGCCAACGCACGTCCATCTCGAGCAGATGTATTTAAACGATTGTTGATCATAAGATGGTAAACCAACCGATTTAGGGTCGATGGTTATCGCCTGTTTGGGATCCATTGTGAGACTCTTTGTGTTATCCAACCCAGCTACATGAGATAGCGATGAGGATATCTGGATAGTACTCAAAACGTTATCGGTAACATTGGAAGGTCTCGACAAACCAAACCAATGCATAACCTTTGATGTCTTGTTTAGAAACACAGAACCAACTGAAGCATAAGGCCCAATGATAGGGATATCTCGAAACGCTCCCATGGCCGAAGCAATAGCCGAGGTCGTGGTTGATACAATCCGATCGGGTAAGAATTCTTTAACCAACTTCGAATTAGAAACTGCCGATTGGACTCCATTCATCAACTCCGAAACTTCTTGGTCTGGGCTCTTCTCGACCACCTCTGAAGCTGCAACAGTCGGAACAATAAGCTCAACATCTTCTAACCACACAAAAATTGTCAACTTCGCATCGACTATATTCCCATTAGAGGTTAGCAAGGGAGCCAACCCACGGATATAAACTCGACCAAATGGCTCTTCGGAATTTAAATCATCTACTGTCATATAGTCATATGGTATGACCATTGGCACGGACATATCGTATGCTGGCGATTCTGAAATATCGAGAGGGCCCGACCCCGGACGCTGTGAAACATAATTGTTCACAGCGTCAGCGGTGGATGGTACGATGGTCGTACCAACATTACCATAAATATTGGGCATCCACTTTACCATGTACATCCCCTGATGAAAGGGTGTAGCATTGGATCGAACAGAAACACAATATTTAGCCCGTATAAGGTGATAGTTATCTAGCTTAGCGGCAACAGCCGTAGCAGCTGCCCAAGTGGAGAGCCAATTGATTTCGCTATCTAAGATACCACCATGAGACCAGGTCAAGGTACCAACATGCCTTGGCCTGGATAGGAAAGATGTCAATGATGAATCAGCAAAACCTGGTCTAGGGTTAACTAAAGGTCCAGGTTTAAAATCATCTTTTTGCCGATCATTAGAGTCAGCAAACATAGTTGTAGGCAGGACATCATCTACCTGAATTTCCGAAGAAACCAAATCTACAACCATAGGTGTACTACTACCAAACTCGTAGTACAGAGCTTTTACATTATTAACAGTAAGCTAAAAATCTAAGCAACAGCCAAGCTCAGCGGCTGAAGCCGTACGTGAGGGTCAACCCCTGTTGCGGTTTCTCTCCGCAGAGCGTGGGGTATGACCATAGGGACATGGTGATCACGCTCATCACTATGTATCACTCGCGGCAAAGATGACTCACGATTATCTACTTGCCTTTAATCAACGGTATAATACATAACTGCTATATGATTGCACACGGCCTCAAACTCTTCATAGCTAAAGAGCGAAATGGGCATTTATATTTTCATGATGGCAACTTGCCCAAAGTGGTCATCAACAAAGGAATCATAGTTGAAATTATCAAAAATGACACCTCTCTCCTTCAGGATGTCTTTACACTCAGAGGAGAACTCTCTCAACCAATCTTGCTCGGATGGAGGGTGCCTGCAGATTTCTCTATCCAAATTAAATAGTACATCTCTAATCAACGTAACTATTTCAGCATCACTCAGTTTCTTCACTCGCATCCATGTAAGACTCAAAAGCAAAGATCGAGGATTAAGAGGATCTAGAACTCGACCTCTTCCGTCTACATAAAATTTTCTATTAAGGAAATCAGTAGATGCCACATTAACAAATGGCACAGATTCTGA